GGAAACAAAGGGGGTTTGAATGGACGGAGGAGGTATCAAAGACGGATCAGACTTCGAAAGAGTCCGATTCGGTGAAATTAGCCCAGTTAAGGCCGGAAGGATTGATTCGGGAAAGCTAAGGCATTCCCGGGCCAATATTTTTGTTTGTCCTACCCGAGTCTTTATCATCCTGGAAGACGGGACCATTCCTGATCAACCCTGTCCCGTTGACTTTAAAACAGAAGAAGGAAAATGCTCTTGCTGTGGGAAGGTTCTCAATGATTGAAAACGAAAGGTGGGTCGAGGTTTCTCTGGATAAGCTAAGGCCCGCGCCATGGAACTACAAGACGGATGATCCCGACAAGAGCGAAAAGCTAAAGGGAAACATCCGAAAGAACAAACAGATTGAAAACCTCATCGTCCGGGAGCTCAACGGGGACTACGAAGTAGTCAACGGCAATCACAGGCTTTCTCCTTTAAGGGAATTGGGATATAAGACGGCCATATGCTATAACCTCGGAATCATATCAGACGTGGCGGCCCAGAGGGTAGCTATCGAGACGAATGAAACCAAATTCGATGCTGACAACCTCAAGCTGGCCAAATTGATTGAGACGATAGCTATGGAGTATTCCATCGGGGATCTGGCAGCCACCATGCCCTACTCGAGCAAAGAACTGGAGAATATGGGCCGGTTATTTCAATTTGACTGGGATAGCTTTAACGTCCCTGAGCTGCAGTTAGAAGAAAAGGGAGGCCCCAAGAAGATGGTCTACGTCGATGACGAGCAGTTAGAGAAGATCATGGATATAGCCGACCAGAGAGAAGGAATTAAAACTGTTGAGCTAAGGGTCGTCCAACGGATTCCTTTGAGTTCAAAACAAATGAGGATTTTCAAAGACACAATCGGTTTTGCCCAAAAAGAGAAAGGTTTGAAGCCGGGCGAAGCCATAGAGGTCATCTGCCTTGAGTATCTTAAGAAGAGAGAAGCTTAGCTATATGGAAAGTCGGAAAGATGAATAATGAAGAAAAAGAGAAGGGTGGCAAGGTCTCAAAGGTCGCAAAAAAAGAGAAAGCTATTGAGGGACCTTTCGGGGTTGCAGACGAGGAAGTCGAAAAGCTTCGAACCGAACTCAAGGTCGAGGAGATCCGCCGATCAACAAAACTCAGGAGACAGTTATTCTTGAGGGTGATTAGGAAGACGACGAACATTTCTATTGCCTGTGCGGTGATAGGGATTGACAGAAGGACGTTTTATAAGTGGATCAAGAAAAGTGAGAAGTTTGCCGCCCAGTATGAACACATCATGGAATCCAAGGTTGACTTTGCTGAGTCAGCTCTTTTTGTCGCTGCAGGGAAACAGGAGAAATGGGCTGTCCAGGAGATCCTTAGATCAAAGAGGGGAAAGTCGAGAGGATACGGGAAGACATTGGAGCTGGCCGGCCTCGATGGTGGACCAATCCCGGTGAAGCTTTACGAGGGTGTGGATGACTCGGGTTTTCCAAAGCCAAAGGAAGAGGAAGGGAAGGGATAGAAAGTCTTGTCCTGCGTCAATGGGACGTGACTCCCGGAGGTTTTATGGAAGGGTTAAGGGGTTATGGGAAGATGGGATTATTCAGTAAAGGGGCGCCCCGCCCTGAAAGCCGCCATGGAGGCGACGGAAGAGTCCGTTTTGTTTTGTGGGCCCTGGGGAAGTGGGAAGACGCGATTGATTGCGGAAAAGGCTTACTGGCTTTGTGGAAGATACCCGGGATACAAATCAGCGCTGGCAAGAAAGGAAGCGAAGCACTTAAAGAGAACGACTTGGAAATGGTTGACCGATTACGTGATACCACCTCACATCTTGAACCAATCCGCTTACAACAAAACGGAACTGGAGATCAAGCTCCCGAACGGTTCAGAGATTCATGGCTGTGGTTTAGACGAACCGACAAAGCTGGCCTCGACAGAGTATGGGTTCATAGGAATGGAGGAGGCCACAGAGATTACAGACGAACTGACATTCGTGTGGATCGAATCCAGAGCCAGGCAACCAGAAGCGCCCTTCCACCAGGTGATGTATGCCTGCAATGCTGGCCCTCCCTCTCATTACCTTTATCAGACGTACTATTTGAAAAAGTTCAAGGACGCGATTGATCGAAGGGGTGACATTGTGGGATATCCTGCCAGAGAATTACAAGCTCAGACTGTCCATACTCAAGGGGAGATACCGGCAGAGGTTCTTAGAAAACAAATGGGTCGGGTACGAGGGATTGATTTACGATGTCTTCAACCCGGGGCCGATGGTGATTCCTCGGTTCGATATCCCCAAGGAATGGGATTATATCATGGCGATCGATTTCGGATTCAACGCGCCCTTTGTTTGTCAATTTTGGGCAATCAGTCCGGACGATGTCTGGTATCTGGACAAGGAGATTTATCATACGAAAAGGACAGTCAATGCCCATGCCCCATTGATCCTCAAGTTAATGAAAGAGAGAGAGAGGGAAAACGAATATGGAGAGAAGGTCTCACAAATCCTGGCCACGTACTCCGATCACGATTCGGAGGATCAAGCGACACTGGAGGAGCATGGAATTACAACCCTTAACGCAAACAAACAAGTTAGCCCGGGTATTCAATGCGTCTACGACCGGATGGAGGAAGGAAAAATCTTCTTCTTTGAAGATGCCCTGGTTGAAAAGGATCCTCTCCTGGATATGAAGGGGAAGCCGACCTGCACGGTCGAAGAGATTCAGGGTTATATCTGGAGAGATGAAAAAAAGGAAGAGCCTAAGAAAGAGAATGATCATGGATGTGATGCAACCCGGTATGGGATATTCAGTCACACCAACGATGAAGGACCTGGGTTCTTCGTGATCGGAGGAGAACGATGAAATTCTTTGACCGAGTATTGAAAAAGGCCGGATTTATGAGGGCTTCGGAAGTGGGACAGATCATCGGGGCCTATCTAACAAATGTTTGGGGCGTTGGAGTGGTACCAGAAAAAACTTACGCCCAGCTGGTTGATGCTTATAAGTCCTGGGTCTATACATGCATTGATAAAATTGCAAAGGCTGTGGCCATGATCCCCCTTAATCTTTTTATTTACAGGAGACAGGGGAAGAAAGTGATCGATCTCTCCTGGAGGGCCAAGTTCAAAATGATGGACAAGCCTGAACAGAAATATTTTTTGAAGCAGATGGGAATGGAAAGGGAAGAAATAACAGATCACATTTTCCTTGATCTGATTCATAAACCGAATGCCTTCATGACTCGATTCATGCTGTGGTACGAAACCCTCGTCCGCCTCGAACTGGGGGGAATGTGCGGCTGGTATCTTCCGCCGAATAGATTAAAGGTGCCCCAGGAGATTTGGCCGCTGCCCCTGACGAAGTATGCGGCCCTCAAGCCCAAGGTAAGCACAGATCTGAAACTCGAATATTGGGATTACACGGACGCAGAGGTTAAGAGAAGGTTTGAGCCTGACGAAATTCTATTGATGAAATATCCGCATCCAGCAAGCCCCTTTATGGCCATGAGTCCCTTGATGGCCCAGACCTACCCATACGATCTCGATTTGTTCTTGATGCAGCAACAGAGAGGATTGTTTCAGAACATGGCCGTCCCGGGATTGCAATTGACCACCGAACAGAAAATGACGAAGCCACAGATTAAGGAATTTAAGGATTATATCGACGAGACATATGGAGGAGCATTGAAGTCTGGCGGGACAATGGTTTTCCATAGTGGACTGAAAGCAGATAAATTAGGATTCACTGGCCGGGAGGCCATGCTTGACAAGGTAGCTCAGTTTGCAAGGGAGAAGTTGATTACATCCTTTGACCTCAGCGAAGGAAAGATCGGCCTGGTGAGAGATGTTAACAGGGCCAACATGGAGGCGCTGAACGAAACCTTTATCCTTGAATGTCTCAAGCCAAAGTGCATGCTGATTGAGGAAGTCCTCGAGACTTTCCTTTTGCCCCGATATGATCAAGGGTTGACCTGTGACTTTGAGCTCCCGGATATTGAACAAAAAGAGATTATCTTGAAGGAGAGGAAGGAGAATCTGGAAAACTTCCTCACGGTGATCAATGAAGAGAGAGCCAAGATGGGATTGGAGTCGGTAGAGTGGGGCGACAAGCCCTGGGGTGCTTTCAATATGGTGCAATTGGAAGCAGGAGAAGGAGGAAAGAAAAAAAAGCTCCCGGGTGAAACGACAAAACCGGAAGAGGAAGAAGAGGACGAGGGGAAGGTTGTTTTTTCCCCTGATTGGGCTCAATAGGAGGAAGGCCTTGCATGAAAGTGGCTGCCAAGCCGGAACATTGGACGAAAGAGAGAAAGACGATTATATGGAAACTCTTTGCCGCCAGATCCGAAGAACTCGAGAGGAAATTGATTCTTCCTGTCCAGGGTTATTTCAAGGACGAGCTGACCGACATTTTGATAAAGCTCGAGAGGGAAGGGAAGAAGATCGAAGGGCATTACTCGGGATGGGGCCGGATGAAATTACAGAAAGCCCTAAAAGAGGACAAGGATGTTTCAAAAATCAATATCGATCGGAAGGAAGAGGCGAAGAGGTTAAGGAGGATTGCTACTCCGATCGTGAAAAGTATCATGGAGGAGTATGGCGAAGAGAGAATGCAAGATCTCCTCGAGAGGATCAAGCTGACGGTTCAATTCAACGTGAACGATCCGGAAGTACTCCAATGGATCGGCGACCGAATGATGAACTTCAGCAAAGAGGTAACGGGGATTTCGTTCGAAGCTATAGCCCGGATTGTGAGGAAAGGATTCTTAGATGGGCTGCCATTGACAATGATTGCCGATACGCTCAGGGAGAAATTTGCGTCTTGGGACAAATACAGGGCGCCTTTGATATCGAGGACAGAAACGATCTCAGTAATGAATCGGGCCGACCTCTTCTCCGTAGAACAAGCCGGGATGGAGAAGATTTTAAGAAAACATTGGCTCTCCTCGAGAGATGCCCATGTCAGACGGACTCACTTAGATGCGGATGCAAGATATGCGACCCACGGAATAGGAATCAAAGAATTGTTCATGGTGGGAACGGACAAAATGACTCACCCAGGGGGAGGATCTGTTGCGGAGGAGAATATTAATTGCATTCTTCCAAACATACAGGTCCGTGGTAATTTTAATCTGGCAATGAGATCAAATTATTCAGGAAAGGCCATAGAATTTAGAACGATGAGTAACAAGAAATTGGCCCTTACGCCCAATCACCCAATATTGACTTC